GCTCCGCGCACAGGATCACGGGCATCCTCCCGTAGTGATGGGTGCGGCGGGCTTCTGCACGGAGCATTCGGCAAAGAGCCGCTCCATCGGATATGAGGAAGAAACCTCCCCGACGCTCCGAGCTGGGACTGTTCCCGCGGCGGTCTATGAGAACCACAGCCAGGACACCCGCTATACCGGTCCCGTTGAAGTCGCTCCCACAGTCATGTCGACCTACGGCACGGGCGGCAACAACCAGCCCTTCGTGGTGGAAACGCCAAAGACGCTCAAAATCCGCAGCGGATGTGAAGGCGGCGGCAAGGGACCTCTCATCCAGGATAACAAGTCCGCCACGCTGTCATGCAATAACGACCAGACGCTTTTCGTTCCGACCGTGTTCGGCATCTGCTCCAAGGACTCCAATGCCATGAAGTCCTCCAATCCCCACAGCGGGATTTACGAGGCGGATACCTCGCGGACACTTGATGGCAACGGCGGTAATCCCACCTGCAACCAGGGAGGCATGGCTGTCGTGGCCTTGGAGGGCAACGGCGCAAGACCGTCCCACAAAGGCAGCGGATACTCGGAGGATGGCGTCGGCTTTACGCTGAACGCCACGGAACAGCACGGCGTAGCTTACGGCATCGACAGAGCAACCTATAACATGGGACAGAACGCACAGTTCGGCATAGCGGTCGAGGAAGAAGTCGAGCCTACGATGGTGGCGAAAGGACCAGGCGCTGTCGCCCATCCCGTATATACCACAAGCAAGAACTCCTATCACACCGAGGCGGAGGAAGATGTGGCGAACACGCTGGTCGCTACGGATTACAAGGACCCGCCGACCGTATCAGAGGAACCCTACTATATAGTACGCAGGCTCACGCCTACGGAATGTGCGAGGCTCCAGGGCTTTCCTGACTGGTGGTGCGATGATCTCGGAACGGATGAACCGACCGATGAGGACGTGGCGTTCTGGCGCGAGGTATTTGAAACGCACCGCAAGGTCATGGGTACTTCCTCGAAGCCGAAAACGGATGCGCAGATCATCAAGTGGCTCAAGGAGCCTCACGCCGACTCCGCCGAATACAAACTGTGGGGCAACGGCGTCGCCCTTCCGTGCGTCCATTTCGTGCTTTCGGGCATTGTGTATTACTCACAGTTTCCGACCGCATAATCGGGTGGTTATTCTACAGCGGAAAATCCGTAATTTACTTGCTATTCCGGGGCTTTAGAGTGATGTATATACATGCCGAAAGGCACAGAAAACAAGCAGAAAACGGAGGTAAACACAATGCAGGTAAAGTACAACGTAACAGGCGCAAGGCGCAAGGAACTGGTCAAGGTCATCTCGGACACCACAGGGGCAAAGGCTGAATACAAATTCATGCCGACCTGCAACTACGAGATCGACTACTTCACGGTCACCAAGGACGGAACGCTCCTCTTTGATGACCGCGCCGACAGCGAGGAGGTCGAGCAGGTGCTTGAGGCAATCGCCGCCGCAGGCTTTGAATGCGAGGCGCAGGATGAAGAATCCGATGAGGCTGCCGAAACCGAGGCACAGGCCGATGTGGACGGCCTTACGGTCGAGATGCCGAGGAACTTCTTCACGGATGCCGCGCTCGACAATCTGAAACGGCTTGTCGAAAGCAAGGCGGCGCTCATCAAGAAAGCCATCGGCGCAGACACCCTTCCGATCGAGGTGACGGACGAGAAGGTTTCCTTCCCTTGGTTTGCCGAGACCGAGCCGGATGCGGTACGCGCCTACACCAATTTCATCAGCAAGCTCTCCGAGATGGCGAAGAACGCCACGAGGGTGACGGCGACTGAAAAGGCGGTCGACAACGAGAAGTACGCATTCCGCTGCTTTCTCCTCCGCCTCGGCTTTATCGGAGCGGACTACAAGACCGACAGGAAAATCCTGCTGAAGAACCTCACGGGCTCCTCGGCATTCAGAAACGGAGGTGCGGATCATGAGATTTCCGAATAAAGAAACCATCGAGCGCATCCGCAGGGAGTATCCTGCCGGAACCCGCGTGGAACTGGTAAAGATGGACGATGCGCAGGCTCCCGGTCCCGGCACGAAAGGAACGGTCGTGGGCGTGGACGATACGGGCTCCCTCCTCATGCATTGGGACAACGGCAGCGGCCTGAATGTGGTCTACGGCGAAGACATCGTAAAGAAACTCGCCACGGTCACGACCGTCTGCTACGGAGAGGAAAAGGTGTGGGATTCACGCAAGGACGCCGCCGATTTCTTCCTGCAGGCCATCGCGGGAACGGAAGGCGCGGAATGCGAACGCTATACCACGATTTATACCAAGCTGGTATCGGGACTGGAGGTGTGCAGCGATGACGCAGACGATTAAGGAGCAGATTCTCGCCATCCGCGACACGGGGCTTACGAATATGTTTGATGTGAACATGGTGCAGCGCCTCGCTTATGAGCGCGACTTCTACGAACTGGTGACCTTCCTCGAAGAGAACCGCAAGGAATATGTGCATTTCATCCTCTACGGCGAGGAGTAAAGTACACAATTCCCGCCGCGATACTCTGGTACATTTATTCTCGGAAATGACTTGCTATTATGTGCTTTCAGAGTGATATATGTACATACCGAAAGGGAAAACACCGAAAACGGAGGACAAAGACCATGACGATCAACGATGCAATGAGAACCTACAGACTGCCGAACCCCACCACACCGGAGGATTTGGAATGCAGATGGAGCAAGCTGCTGACTTTCGGAGACAAGGTGGTCATCGCGGGATACTTCTACAACGGGCAGAACAAGCCCTGCTACTTCGGAGCAACTTACGAGTTCCTTGACGATGACCATACCTGCGAAGGAACCATCGGGCTGCGGGCGGCAAGCGAGGTCGAGTTCGAGGATGACGGACACGCCATAGCCTGGGCGATGCAGCAGTAAACACAGAAAGCAAATAACAAAAGGGACGAGCCGAAAGGCTCTGTCTCTCGTACAGATAGTTTTGACGGTCGCAGCGATGCGGCTGTTTTTTATGCCACGAGGAGGTGACGTCTTGCGACATCTGAAGAAATACAAGCCGACGAAGTTCAAGGCGAAGGACTCCGTTTATGACAAGGACAAAGCCGATTATGCCGTATCCTTCATCGAATGCCTCTGCCACACCAAAGGCACATGGGCGGGTAAGCCCTTTGAACTGATCGACTGGCAGGAGCAGATCATACGGGACATCTTCGGCATTATGAAACCGAACGGCTATCGGCAGTTCAACACGGCGTATATCGAGATACCGAAGAAAATGGGCAAGTCGGAACTCGCTGCCGCTGTCGCCCTGCTCCTTTGCTGCGGTGACGGCGAGGAACGCGCCGAAGTGTACGGATGCGCCGCCGACAGACAGCAGGCCGCCATCGTTTTTGATGTGGCTGCGGATATGGTGCGGATGTGTCCCGCGCTTGCCAAGCGAGTCAAGATACTGACCGCCACCAAGCGCATCGTGTTCCAGCCGACCAACAGCTTCTATCAGGTACTTTCGGCTGAAGCCTACTCCAAGCACGGCTTCAACATCCACGGCGTGGTGTTCGATGAACTTCATACCCAGCCCAACCGAAAGTTGTTTGATGTCATGACGAAGGGCTCCGGCGACGCGAGGATGCAGCCGCTTTACTTCCTGATCACCACGGCGGGTACGGATACTCACTCCATCTGCTACGAGACGCATCAGAAAGCAAAAGACATCCTCGAAGGCAGGAAGATCGATCCCACCTTCTATCCCGTCATATACGGCGCGGATGAATCAGACGACTGGACTGATCCGAAGGTGTGGAAGAAAGCGAACCCGTCCCTGGGCATCACAGTCGGCATCGACAAGGTCAAGGCGGCGTGCGAGTCGGCAAGGCAGAATCCAGCCGAGGAGAACTCCTTCCGTCAGCTAAGGCTCAACCAATGGGTAAAACAGGCTGTCAGATGGATGCCGATGGAGAAATGGGACGCCTGCTCCTTCGCCGTTGTCGAGGATGAACTGGAAGGCCGCGTCTGCTACGGCGGTCTCGACCTGTCCTCCACCACGGACATCACGGCGTTCGTTCTCGTGTTCCCGCCTCTTGACGAGGAGGACAAATACATCATCCTCCCGTTCTTCTGGATACCGGAAGAAAACATGGAACTGCGGGTAGCCCGCGACCATGTTCCGTATAACGTGTGGGAACGGCAGGGATACCTCCAAACCACGGAGGGCAATGTCGTTCACTACGGCTACATCGAGAAATTCATCGAGCGGCTGGGTGAACGCTACAACATCAGGGAGATTGCCTTCGACCGCTGGGGAGCGGTTCAGATGGTACAGAACCTTGAGGGCATGGGCTTTACGGTCGTGCCGTTCGGACAGGGCTTCAAGGATATGTCCCCTCCGACCAAGGAACTGATGAAGCTGACCTTGGAGGAACGCATCGCGCACGGCGGGCATCCCGTCCTGCGCTGGATGATGGACAACATATATGTGCGGACTGATCCTGCCGGGAACATCAAGCCCGACAAGGAAAAGTCAACGGAGAAAATAGACGGTGCCGTGGCGACCGTGATGGCTCTTGACCGGGCTATCCGCTGCGGCAATGACACGGCCGAGAGTGTTTACGACACCCGCGGTCTTTTGTTTATCTGAAAGGACGGTGATCTTTATGGGAATATTCAGCGGACTGTTTCGGTCGAGGGATAAGCCTGAAAACAGGACTCCCGGCAGCAGCTACGCCTTTTACATGGGCGGCTCGTCCGCGGGCAAGATCGTAAACGAACGCTCTGCCATGCAGATGACGGCGGTATATGCCTGTGTGCGTATCCTGTCGGAGGCTATCGCGGGACTGCCTCTCCATATGTACCGCTACAAGGAGGACGGCGGCAAGGAAAAAGCCATCGACCATCCGTTATACCTTCTGCTCCATGACGAGCCGAATCCTGAGATGAGTTCATTCGTGTTCCGAGAAACGCTGATGACTCATCTTTTGTTATACGGCAATGCCTATGCGCAGATCATCCGTAACGGCAAGGGCGAGATCATCGGACTGTACCCGCTCATGGCAAACAAGATGAGCGTCAACCGCGACACCAACGGGCAGCTCTACTACCAATACACGCGCTCCTCGGATGAAGCGCATCTTGCCAAAGGCGATACGGTCATTCTGATGCCGTCCGATGTGCTGCATATTCCGGGGCTGGGCTTTGACGGGCTTGTGGGCTACTCGCCGATTGCGATGGCAAAGAACGCCATAGGGCTTGCGATTGCGACCGAGGAATACGGCAGCAAGTTCTTTGCAAACGGTGCTGCTCCCTCCGGCGTCCTGGAGCATCCGGGAACCATCAAGGACCCGGCGAAGGTCAGGGATGCATGGATGAGCCAGTTCGGAGGCAGTTCCAATTCCGGCAAAGTGGCTGTGTTGGAGGAAGGCATGAAATACTCGCCCATTTCCATCTCGCCGGAGCAGGCGCAGTTCCTGGAGACCAGGAAATTTCAGATCAATGAGATAGCGAGGATATTCCGGGTGCCGCCTCACATGGTCGGCGACCTTGAGAAATCCAGTTTTTCCAATATCGAGCAGCAGTCGCTTGAATTTGTCAAATACACGCTCGATCCGTGGGTGGTCAGATGGGAGCAGTCAATACAGAGGACACTCCTCTCGCCCACAGAGAAAAAGAGCTACTTCGTGAAATTCAATGTGGAAGGACTGCTCCGTGGCGATTACGCAAGCCGCATGAACGGATACGCCACGGCAAGACAGAACGGATGGATGAGCGCCAACGACATCCGTGAACTGGAAAACCTCGACCGCATTCCTGCGGAGGACGGCGGCGACCTCTATCTCATTAACGGCAATATGCTCCCGCTTTCACAGGCGGGCGCTTTTGCAGATACAGACAACAACGGAAAGGAGGACGAATCCGATGAAGAACAGGAAGTTCTGGAATTGGAAAAATCAGACGGACGAAGAACCGTCCGCAGAGCGAGTTCTTGAACTGTACGGCACAATAGCCGAGGAAAGCTGGTTTGATGATGA